TCATAAAGAATTAGATGCTGTAATAAATTCTACTGCTGATGCAATACGTTTTCTTGTTAGTAACTTTCCAAAGTTAGAAGAACACATGGCTGACAGATACTACCAAGTGCTTGTTGATGATTATGAAATAGGAGAAGAAGATATACATAATCCAGTAGGACAATCAGATATAAGCATTGTTCCCGTGATTACTGGTGCTGGTGGAGGTACAAGAAAGTTCTTACTAGGTGCTGCTCTTATAGGGATAGGATTTGCTGTGGGTGGAGGAGTATTTGGACCAGCGTTAGCAAAAAATTTAGGTGCAATCGGTTTTGTAAAAAACGTGGGTTTTGCCCTAGCCTTACAAGGTGTAACTGAGATGCTTTTCCCTTTACCTCAACCACAGGATTTTAGTAACGAAGAAGATCCAAGAATATCATTTAGTTTTTCTGGAGTGCAAAATACAAGTAGGGCTGGTACATCACACCCAATAGCTTATGGTGAGATAGTAACAGGATCAGTTGTTATCTCTGCTGGTATTGACACTAATCAGGTACAAGCATGACAGATAAAATTATTAGAGGTTCTGGTGGCCCTCCTCCTCCTCCTCCGAAACCAACTAGAGCACCTGATACTTTAAATAGTAGGCAGTTTGCTACGATTCAAGATTTATTATCTGAAGGAGAAATAGAAGGTTTTGCCACCCCATCAAAGGCAGGACTTACAAAAGGTACAACAGCTTATAACAACGCAGCATTGAAAGATATATTTTTAAACGATACTCCTATTCTTAACTCTAGTGCCAGCAACACAAATCCACAGACAGCAGATTTTAACTTTCAAAATGTAGGATTCACACCTCGTTTTGGAACGTCAAACCAAGAGCATATTCCTGGTATTGAAAGCAGCCAATCGACAACAAGTGTAGGAGTAACAGTAACAACTTCTTCTCCTGTAACTCGTCAGATAACAAATACTAATGTTGATGCTGCAAAGGTAACGATTACATTTCCGCAATTACAAAAAGCTACAGATCAAGGAGATTTGCTTGGTTCTTCTGTCCAGTTAAAGATACAAGTTCAATATAATAGTGGTGGTTTTAATGACGTTTTATCAGACACTATTACTGGTAGGACTGCTGATGCGTACCAAAAAGAATACCGTGTAAATATAACTGGCGCGTTTCCTGTAGATATTAGAGTTGTAAGAGTTACAGCAGATAGCACTTCTTCTAGTCTTGTTGATGCTTTTACTTGGACAAGTCTAGGTGAGATTGTTGATGACAAACAAAGATATTTAAACAGTGCTTATACAAATTTAAGAATAGATTCTGAGCAGTTTAGTTCTATACCAAAACGAGCTTTTCGTATTCGTGGAGTAAAGGTAAGAATACCAGGAGCAGGAGCATCTAATTCTGGCACTCCTACTGTTGATCTACAAACAGGAAGAATTATTTACCCAAGTGGGTATATTTTTAATGGAACAATGGGTGCTGCTCAATGGTGCTCGTGTCCAAGCCTAATACTACTCGACCTTCTCACTACTGAAAGGTATGGATTTGGAACGCATATTACAGATAGCAATTTAGATTTATTCAGTTTTGTAGCAGCTAGTAGATATGCAAATGAATTGGTATCAGATGGATTTGGAGGACAGGAGGCAAGATTTAGTTGCAATGTAAATCTACAGGGATCTATGGAAGCGTACACACTAATTAACGAATTAGCTGGTGTTATGAGATGTTTTCCAATATGGTCTGAAGGTTCTGTAACTATTACGCAAGATAAGCCAACTGATCCAAGTTATTTATTTAGCTTGGCAAACGTAGGTGAAGGTGGGTTTTCTTATTCTGGTAGCAGTTTAAAGCAAAGACATACTGTTATCTCTGTTAGCTATTTCAACATGGATAGCAGAGAGATAGATTATGAGGTTGTAGAAGATATTGCTGCACAAGCCAAGCTGGGAATTGTGAAGAAAGACGTAAAAGCATTTGCTACAACCTCCCGTGGTCAAGCTCAAAGATTAGGTAAAGCAATATTATTTAGTGAGCAGAATGAATCAGAAGTTATTAGTTTTACAACATCAATAGATGCTGGTGCGATAGTAAGACCTGGATCTGTTATCTCTGTCAATGATCCTGTTCGTGGTGGAGAAAGAAGATCAGGAAGAATAAATGCAGCAACTACCACGCAAATAACTGTAGATAATACACAAGATTTAGATACATTTACTGGAACGAATAAAAAATGCAGTGTGATATTGCCTGATGGCACAGTAGAAACTAAGAATGTGCTTGGAATTATAGGAAGTGTAATTACACTAGATTCAGCTTTATCTGCAACACCAAATGTAAACGCTATATGGTTACTACAAAGTTCTACTTTAGAAGCACAGACTTTTAGAGTAATAACAGTAGAAGAGCAAGATGGTATCAACTATGCAATCACTGCACTAACTTATATTGATGGAAAGTATGACAATATTGAATCTGGTATAAGTTTACCTTCAAGAAGTATATCTTTATTAAATGAACCAAAAAGTCCTCCATCAAACTTACAGGCATCAGAAAGAGTTGTTGTCATAAATGCTCTTGCTGTAACTAAATTAATTTTATCTTGGGTATCAGTAACAGGTGTAAGTCAATATCTTGTTCAATATAGGTTTAACAATACAAACTGGGTTAGTGAAGTTGTATTTAGACCTGACTTTGAAATTATTGGCACAGAAGCAGGAGCCTATGAATTTAAAGTTTTTTCATTTAATGCAGCTTTAAAATTATCTGCAACATCTTCTAATCTTACTTTTAACGCTGTAGGTAAAACAACACCACCTGGAAATGTGCAAAATTTATCTATGGAGCCAGTTACTAATAAATTAGTAAGACTTAGATGGACAAAAGCTGTAGATCCCGATGTTTTACATGGTGGAAGAGTTTATGTAAGGCATAGTAATTTAACTGATGGCAGTGGTACATTTCAAAACTCCGTTGATCTTGTTACTGCATTAGCTGGTAATACAACAGATGTTGTTGTTCCTTCTTTAGAGGGAGAGTATATTCTTAAGTTTCAAGATGACCAGGGAAACTTTAGTACTGGAGAAGCTAGTGTAATACAAGATTTGCCTGATCTTATTGATACTCAGGTTATATTACAAGACCGAGAAGATTTAGATAGTCCTGCATTTCAAGGAGTAGATACTAATACAACATTTAATACTACAGCCAGTGCCTTACAACTTACTAATCCAGCTACAAACGCAACGGGAGAATACGCTTTTAAAGATATTTTAGATTTAGGTGCTGTATTTTCTCTTGATTTAAAACGAACAATACGTTCTATTGGTTTTGTTATAGGTACAGATATAGAAACTATTATTCCAAGTGGATCGTTTTGGGATGATTATGCTATTGATGGTAATTTTGATGGTGCGGCAGCAGATGAAGCAAACTGTCAGATACAGGTAGCAACATCACAGACAGCATCAGGCAGTTTTAGTAATTTTAATAATTTTGCGAATGGAACATTTAAAGGTCGTAGATTTAAATTTAAATTAATTTTAGAAACAACTAATGTTTCACAAAATATGAACGTGCAACAAGCAGGATATACAGCAGAGTTTCAATCAAGAACAGAACAAAATTACCAAACGGGAGGTAGTACTTCTACCGCACCACAATCATCTGGTACGTCAGCAAAGACAGTTACTTTTGGAACACCATTTTTCGTTGGCACTTCATCATTAGGAGGAGCAAATGCTTTCTTACCTTCTGTTGGTATAACTATTCAAAATGCTCAAGGTGGAGACTTTTTTACAGTTACGAGTGTAACTGGCACAGGATTTGTTGTAACTATTAAAAACAAAGATACATCAGGTAATGAAACTTTTGTTGATAGGACTTTCACATTTCAAGCTGTAGGATATGGTAAAGGGGTGTAATATGGAGAAAAGCACTGTATAGATGAGCCAAGTATCAGACTATAATATTGCCAATGCCTCAGGAGCTTCCGTAAGAAGTGACCTCAATGCTGTTTTTGATGCGATAAAAACTCTTAATAGTGGTGGTTCTGATCCAAGTAATACAGAAGCATTTATGCCTTATGTTGATACAGCAGATAGTAATAATTTAAAAATAAGAAATGCAGCTAATAATGCTTTTGTTACCATAGGATCTGTCGATTCTGCAAATTTAGGATTACTGCCAAGAGCAGGTGGTACGATGACAGGTCAGCTTTTAGCTGATGATAGTGCAGGAGCTTCCGCACCAGCTATAGCATTTGATAATGATGCAACCACAGGAATATTTAGAGTTGGGTCAAATACTATAGGTTTTGCAACGGCTGGTGTTGAAAGAGTAGAAATTAGTGACAGTGGTTTAGATATGAGTAATGGATTACCTATAAGATTTCAAGATTCTAGTGGTGCTCCCTTTGTTGCTTTAAAATCACCTGCTTCTGTCAGTAGTAACGTAACTTTTACTTTACCCGCTGCTGATGGTACGAATGGTCAGTTTTTACAGACTAATGGTTCTGGAGCTTTATCATTTACAACAGTACAAGGTGTACCAACTGGTTCTGTATTTTGTATGGCAGTTGCTACTGTTCCATCAGGATATAAAGAATGTAATGGTGATCCTGTGTCTAGAACTGCTTTTTCTGCTTTATTTGCTGTAATTGGTACACAGTATGGAACAGGTGACGGGTCAAGCACTTTTAATCTGCCAGATTTAAGAGGTGAGTTTGTAAGAGGTTTTGATAATGGTAGAAATATAGATTCTGGCAGGTCTATTGGACAATTCCAAGCAGATGAAAACAAGCAGCATAATCACTCTATTAGTTTGTCTGGTACAACCAGCAATAAATCATTAACTGGTAATGTT